TGGTAGTAAATTTTCTGCATCCTAATAGGACATTTATATTATGAAACAATTCTTTACTCCTAAAGAAGAATACATTGCTGTTCTCCAAACAGAAATGGAAACATTGTTGCGTTATTACTTTAATCCAAATAAAGAAGGTACAGGACACTACAACACAGCAGCAAGTGTCCTGTCCGAAAGAATTAAAGAATTACAAGCGCAAGTTTAAATTATGATTTTTGTGAAAGGTTCTAATGGAACATATATTATGGACAGAGAAGTATCGTCCTCAAACGATAGAAAACTGTATCCTACCAGAACGATTGAAAAAACCATTTCAGGAATACGTCAATCAAAAGACTATTCCGAATCTTCTATTGAGTGGTGGCCCAGGAGTCGGAAAGACAACTGTAGCCAAAGCAATGTGCAACGAGATAGGATGCGATTATCTAGTAATCAATGGTTCTGACGAATCTGGTATTGATACATTCCGCACTAAAATAAAGCACTACGCTTCTTCTATGTCATTTGATGGTAATCGTAAGGTTATCATCATTGACGAAGCGGATTATCTAAATCCCAATTCTACACAACCTGCTCTGCGTAATGCGATTGAAGAATTCGCAAGTAACTGTTCTTTCATCTTTACTTGTAATTTCAAGAATCGTATCATTGATCCGTTGCACTCACGGTGTGCGGTGATTGATTTCGGTTTGAAGAATGGTGAGAAGGAAAAGATGGCTGCACAGTTTTTCAAACGAATTCAAGAGATTTTGCAAAGTGAAAAAATCGAGTTCGATAAGGCAGTTGTTGCCGAGTTAGTCAAGAAACACTTTCCAGACTTCCGTCGTGTCGTTAATGAACTGCAAAGGTATTCAAAGTTTGGTGAGATCAATCAAGGTATCCTTGCACAGATATCATCAACAAAAATTTCTGATATCGTAAAACACATTGCTGCAAAAGACTTTGGTTCTATTCGTAAGTGGGCAGCGACAGAAGATATCGATCCTACTACAGTTTTCAGAATGATCTATGATAACATGTATGATGTATTAAAACCAAATTCAATACCAAAAGCAGTTTGTATTCTTGCAGACTATCAGTACAAGAATGCTTTCGTTGCAGATCCAGAAATCAATATGGTTGCATGTTTGACCGAACTAATGGTTGAATGTGAGTTTGTATGAATGTTACCGCTGGACTAAAACCTCTAGGTTGGTTTTGTAAAAGAGAATTGTATTCCATTCAAAATAACATTCATGGAGCAGTTTATGCTTTTGCATTTCTCTACAATAAACCTGGGATATATCAACACCCAAATGAGATTGAAGATACTTTCTACATAGGAGTTTCTGGAGGTAAAGAGAGTTCAATTTTATTTGATAGAAAAGATAAAAATACTAATCGTGGAGAATATTCTACTCTTTTTAAGAAAAGAATGAAAACACATTTCTCTAATCTTGAAACTAAAAAAGAAAAGTTCAGAGAAAAAAAATATGAATTATTCCATGAGAAGTATTGTCCAGAGTTTGATACTGAAAAACAAATTTTTGTTTATGTGACTGTTCCTGGTTCAGATGTTAGACCATTCTTAAAAAGAGCATTATTGAGTTTAGCCGAATCAGAATACATATATGCATATGGTGAAAGATTTGGAAAACTTCCTTTAATGAATTTAGATGAACAACATTTGGAGACAAGATTAGAGAATTCTTTCTCAAATATTAAGATGAAAAATTTTCAGTTTGATACATTATCAAAATTTTTATGAACGATAAGTCAATCTTCATTGAAAATCTGTTACGTGCTTCTGGTGGATCTGGTTTAAGTAAAGAAGAATTGACGATTGCATTTAATTCAATTAAAAACATTCGTTCATTTGCGTATATGCTATCAAAGGCATACGAATTAAATCAAGATAAGTGGTTGACTTGTAATGAACTATTCAATGAAGATCATGATGAAGTTTGGTCGGTTTGGCATCACATAGATGAAAAATATTCTACAGATTGGGGATTCCCTAAGAAACAAACAGGATGTTACATTTATGGATTTTTTACAGAGAAACCAGAAGGAATTGCAAATCCATTATGTCAACATGTGTTTTACATAGGGCAGAGTAGATCGATTACCAGAGATGGTATGATAAACAGAAAATCAGACTTCAAAGGTTCAGTAAAAAATGATATAATAACTCAGCATGGTGGTGGTTTTCTTTTTAAACAGAAGTATGGTAAAGAGAATATAGATAAAGTATATCAAGCATACTTACCACTTCAACCATATAAATGCAGAGATAAAGAAGCCGAATTGTTAGTTAATTATTTCAAAAAATATGGAAAACTGCCAGACTGTAATCATGAAACAGACTGTAGTAGAATAAAGAAACTTTCAGAACAAAACACTTTGGATATATTTTATAATGAGTAACCCTTTTGATTATGTGAAAGAGATTCTTCAAGGCAAGAATAATCTCATCAAAGATGCAGAGTCGGAAAAAGACTATGTTCCATATCTGGTCAACCGTAGTATTTCGTATCATTATGATTGTGTCATGTGGGCAAATGAGATGAATATTCGTTCATCTGCTGACAAAAAGATGCAATTTGACTTTTTACTAAATACTGTGCGGTCAACGAAAAGACCATTTGCTAAGTGGATTAAGCGTGAATCAAGTGACGATATAGAATGTTTGAAGTTACTTTATGGATATTCCAATCAAAAAGCCCTTGAAGCTCTACGCCTACTTAGTGATGAACAAATCCAAGAACTAAAAGAAAAAACTCGAAAGGGTGGATTAAGGAAATGATATGGCTGATATTTCTAAGTTTGTTGAAGTCGAACTAGGTGAAGAAGATGACTTTCTGAAGGTACGTGAAACTCTAACAAGAATTGGTGTTTCATCACGCAAGGAAAGAATCCTCTATCAATCTTGTCACATTTTACACAAACAAGGTAAATATTATATTGTACACTTTAAGGAACTTTTTTCATTAGATGGCAAACCATCTAATATTTCAGAGAACGATATTCAACGTAGAAATACGATTGCAAATCTTTTGGAACAATGGGGATTAGTGAAGATTATGAATTCACAAGTTGTCAAAGATAACATGGCACCTATCCATCAGATTAAAATTATATCATTTAAAGATAAAGACGATTGGGACTTAGTAACTAAATATAATATAGGTAAGAAGAAATCTGATTACTAAAATGGTGATTAATCATGCACAAAGCGAAAGTAAATCCAACGAAGTTGGTAAACAAATATACTAAAGAAGAAGTATATACTAGAAATTACGATGATGTGATTAGAGAAGGAGCTAACGAATTCGTTCGTGTCTTTACTCAATCAAATCCTCAAAGAACTTATCTTGTCAATCGCACAGCGTTTGAGATTGCCAAGTAAGTCGTGATGCCTTCGGGGTCACGTATTTTAACTTGCTTAATAAGGAGAGTAACATGGTAGGACGCATTTCATTTGGACCTTTGTTCCATCAAACACTTGGCTTTGAAAATTTTATTCGTGATGTTGAGAAAATGCTTGACAATGAAGTTAAACCTTCAACATTTCCACCACATAACATCATCAAAGCAGATGAGAACAAATATGTGGTAGAACTTGCTGTTGCAGGTTTTGCAAAAGACGAAATCGATATCTCACTACAAGATGGTAACTTAACCATCAAGGGTGACAAGAAAGATAAAGATGAATCCAATTATCTATATCGTGGTATCGGCACTCGCTCTTTTACCAAAGTCATTACAATCGCAGACACCATTGAAGTAAAGGGTGCTGAGATCAAAGATGGTATTCTACGTGTTGGACTTGAGAACATCATTCCAGAACACAAGAAACCACGCAAGATTGAAATCAGCAATGAACTAAAAGAGTTTAAGCCACAACTTCTACAAGAAAAAGTTGCAGCATAAACGGTGGGGCTTCATGCCCCACTTTCTGAAAGATATATTATGAAAAAATCAAACAGTCAATACAAAATGCCTAAAGAGACTAAGCGTTTGCTTATGGGAATGTCAGGCGATCACAAAAGTAATTATCGCAAAGCAACAATACAAGCAGATGTTCAACCTAAATTAGACTTCATGTTTAGAGACAAGAAGAAAAATAAAGGTGAGTCTAAAAATGAAGAATAAATTTGTAAATGCACATATGAAGGTTGCAGAAACTTATGCTCAACTTTCTAGTGCTAGACGATTACAAGTTGGTTGTGTTATAGTAAAGAATGACACTATCATTGGTATCGGTTACAACGGTATGCCTTCTGGTTGGGATAACAAATGTGAGGATGATGTTTATGTGGATGATATGCATGTAAAACTAGTCACTAAACCAGAAGTGATTCATGCAGAGGCAAATGCACTTGCAAAGGTAACCCGCTCAACTAATTCTTCAGAAGGTGCTTCCATATTTGTTACACATGCTCCTTGCATGGATTGTGCAAAACAAATCTATCAAGCGGGAATTTCGGAAGTGATTTTTAAACATCTCAACTTAAAAAACAATGATGGGATAGACTTTTTAACAAAATGCAATATTCCAATTCGCCAATATGAACCCTAATGATGTTATTCGTTTGTTGTCAAGAATTCTTCCATGGATACCAAGTATTAACGACGGAATTCGAAATGAGATACAACAAACAATAGACCAACTTAAAGCACAACAACGCCAATAATTTATTAACTGAGGAAAAATATATGAACATTCGTGAACTAGCCAAAAACATCGCATCACAAAAGAACGCACCTAAGGCATACAAGTATGACTTGTTCCTTCGTGACTTTGACAACAAGGTAGAGTTGTTGGGTCTTGTTGATGACCCAACGTATGATATGAAAGACTTTGTGGGAAGGGAAATGTTATTCCCTCGCAAGTGGGTAACCCTAAGGGTTTTAGATGCTGATGTGAAGGTGGCAGTATAATGATAAAACTACTCACACTAAAAACAAATCATACCCTAATGGGGAATGTTGAAGATTTACCAGAATTTAATTATGTGACTATTAAAGAACCTGTACAGGTGGTACAGATTCCACCACGTGCGGCAAACGATACTGGAAGTATTGCTTTTTCTCCATTTTTAGATTATACTAATGAATTCAGAAGTGGA